ACAGACAATGAAATGGTAAGATCATTGTTCAGTGCTCCTAAAGTAACTAAAGGACATGGATTGGTTCCAGAAACTCCTGTGGTAGGATTGGGAGTTGTTCCTGATTGACCCATGCGACCAAATACCACTTTGGGTTCTCCATATCTGTAATTCCAATCATTGATATAAAACCAAACAGAATAAGTAAAATTACTAGCACTGGCACCATTTCCCGTTTTTGGTAATGTTTTCGAATCAATGGTTTTCATTTGATTTGCTGGTGCCAAACTGACAGACAATGTGTTGGAAGTGCTTGTAAAACTTACAATTAAATAGTACAATATGACTATAATGGCTATAATTAAAAGAATAGTGATGAAACTCATAATATATATACTTATAGAAATTTTTCTTGTTTTCCTTTTTCTAAATCTTCAATGTGTAAATGTTCAAAGGTGTATATTTATGAAATTTGAGAGAGAATTGTTTTGTTGGAATTGAATAAAACAGGAGGATTTGTATCTTTGGCATAATGATACAAGTTGTATATTTGTTCACTATTCAACTGGGTCGGAAAATAGATTACATTACAAATTCCTCCTTTTAATCCCGTATCTTTTCCAACCATCAATGTATCTGATGACATGTATGATACTACATCTGGTTGCGATTTCACTAATACTCCATTGATTATAATGTCTAATGTGCCTCCATTGTAATTGATAATCACATTGTTCCATTTTTGCAGCAAATAATTGTTGTTTTCGTATATTATTACAGAATCGTCTCTTGTTGTTGTTGTTGTATTCGAATCCCTTGTTGGAAATACACTATTCTTTTTCATTGTAATTTTCAAGGTGTTTTTAGACGCATTATAAGAAATAGTTGGATTGTTACCAAAAGTCAATATAGATGTATCTTGTGTATAACTTGTATTTGTGCTAGGAGAAAATGCATCTAAAAACACCCAACACGAAATGGCATAATTATAATTGTAACCACCCCGGGTTGAATCAGTCGGAGCAAAACTAGGATTCAACGTATAATATGTTCCCAATGTTGTTTCTTGATCTAAATAAATAGGATTCTCAATCAAGAGTGTGCCTCCTTGTTTCACAAATTTTTTTTGTAAAATAGGCATCAGGAAGAAATAGAAAACGTAAAAAAGAATCACCAATATAAAAAGGGCGAAATAATTGCTGGGAGTAGACATTACATTTCTGAATCCCGAGAGAAAAAAAGCGGTCCATGATGTCCATGATATATTTCTCCTATTGAATCCTTGTCTTCCCAAAAAGAAAGAAAGAGCAGCCATCAAAACAATAGCAACCGCAACAAATATCAATATATAGGAACCCATGGTAGAATGTTGCACAATATACTGCAATACATTATATACCAAACATAAAAATACACCTATAAATAACAAAATCATAATGTATTTGTATGCAGAATTGAGCTTTGTGATAGTATTATATAGATCTACTGGTGTTCCTGTTCCTGTTCCTGATTCTTTAAAGAATGAGGAAATCGTCGTGATGATTCCAACTATTACACTGATATAAGTCAGCGTTTCAATCACTGCTATTTTGATAGATTTCTCCTTGAAAAGTCCACCTGGATAATATACCATTCCTACTATGATGGTAACTATGAGTGCTAGAAAAACAATGACTTTTAAAAAACCGAGGACAAGTCCAAGAGTAGAAGTCGGGTTCTCTCTATTTCCACTACGATTGAGTGAAAATACCATAGACAAAAAATACATAAGTCCATAAAAAAGCAATACTACTGCAAAGGCAATAAAATAATTTAAATAACTGGTAATATAATTGCCTGGATTTATGACAGCAAGAATAAGGACAAAGAAAATAAGAGAAGCATATAAAATGGAATAATGATTCAAAAGGGAAGCAAAATCATTCATGGTAATGTTACTTGTGACATTTTTCATTTTATTCAGTATGTCTGTATTTATTTGATAATAATTGATACCAAAAAGTAGAATGCCTATTACCAATGTGATGGGAAGAATAAGATAAGCATAATGATTCATAAAATTGGATGGAATCATGAAATAAGAAAAAATCAAGACAATCATAAAGACAAATAGAGAGACAATACTTTTCAAATGTAATTGGCCTCTAGTAAAGGCAAATCCTAGTAAGAGCACACTAAATACTATCGTGACAGAAAAAAGAATGGTTGAAATAATATCCGTAATGGATCTTGTAGAAGAATCAGAAGCAGAACCAGAATATAAAAAGGTGATGATCAACGCCAATAAAAGAACAAATATGATTTGCAAGAATATATTGTTTATCATTTATAGTTATGAATTACTTTATATAATAACTATAAAATATTTTGAGTGGGTTTACATACTTTCCAATGCTGTCTTCTCTCGATGACAATTGGGACAAAGAGCAACCAAATTGTCTACATGATTGCTTCCACCATGTTGCAATCTGATTTTGTGATCTATTTCAAAATAAGCATTCAATATTTGTTTACAATTTCCACATGTCCAATTTTGCGAGGCTGCTACATATTTTTTTTTGGTCTCACTTACTGAACGTTTGGTTGTGTTGTTGGATTTGCATCCCGAAGACATTATTCTTGCATCTCCTCCTCCAATACCTGGTCCATAGGGTTGTTCATAGAAATCCCCTTCTTTCTCTCCTTGATTTTCGTAATTGCCCATAAAATTACCCGTGACTCCCTTTTGTTGATTTGTAGTTGTGAAATCTAATATAGGCGATATCATGTCCATAGATGATTTGTCAATTGGCATATATTTTATCATATCATTTGCATGCAATAATAATTTCCTGGAATGCAATGGATTGCGTTTGATCATCAAATACAAGGAAATACCGATGAATCCCAAAAAGGCCATTTGAATATATTTTTTATATGTAAAAAACATTTTGGTATATTTTCCATCGTAATAAGTATTGTATATAAAAAAGGCAGTTATTGCAATTATCAATAATTCTACTTTCATAATATTATATATAGGTATAATAAAATTGATTATAAAAACATCTACAAATAAGTATGTATAATATAATATACTTTTCAGTTGTAATTTATGGAGGAAATAACACCAATCACAGCAAATACTATAATATACAATGAAACAATTACTCATACAATATGTAATTTTAGTTTTGATTGTTTATCTGAAACAATCATGATAAATACATTACAAGATGGTAGAGCATTTTCACATTTTATAGAACCTTGGTTAGCAATTACATATAATACATTAAAACACGTAAAAGGATGTAAAAAATATGACTATACAGACATAGCCAATGAAAATATAAAATATGATCAAAAAACATTTACAAAAGGAGGTTGTAAATTTATGCCATCTAATATGATAGGTGAAGGCAGAACATTTGATGAAGAGATTTTCAAAGAAAAAGCAAAAAATCTGATATACATTATAGTTAGCAATATTCATTTTCCAGAAATCAAAGTCAAGTTTGTAAAAGGAACAGATTTGATCATTGATTATCCAAAAGGGATTATTCCGTTAAAGGACTTTGATAAATTCTTTAATTAGTTCTTGTTTGCTGATTGAACGAGGTCCTACTGTATTATTATGATGAAATTGTATTGATTGTAATAATTCAATATTATCGTGTATGGATTTTTCATTTGTAAATTTTATAAAATAGTGCGATTGAATACTTTTTATATCTATATTTGTATCTATTGTTCCAGCATTTACACCAACACGTCGAAAGGATATATCCGGATTGTCTGTTTTTTTAACAAATATAAAATGAGTAGGCTCTACTTTTTCAATTATGGATCTATTGATATTTTTCTTTTGCCATATTTGAAATATAGATGGCACATTATATTCTATACCATCTACTAAAAATGATTTGTCAGGTAAATCCATTTCAAAAACAAGATGAAAATGCAATGGAAATGTTTTTTTTAAACTATCTTTTTTGAAACTTTTCGGTAGTATAAAGGATATACTATTGGAAAATTCACAGGATTTTTTTATAAATTTTATGGCTAATGATGACTGACGACCAAATGGTGGATTACCAATTACATGTATATTATTGAATTTACTTTTATATTTATCAACATCACATAATAAATAGTCTTGTTTTATAATTTCTATGTGTTCCGGTTCTAAATCATAAAATACAAAATGGTCTGATAATGTTTTTATTCCTGAAATAAAAGATCCATTGCCAGCACTAGGTTCTATTATTAAATCATTTTTATCTATTGATATGTGTTTTGCAACAAGATTGATACACAAATCTACTATTGTATCTTTCGTATAATATTTATCAATTGTATTACGATTCAAACCTTTTGTCTGTTTTGTTTCCATATAAGTAATATTTTGTTTTTTATTTACATTCTTATTATTCAAATCAATTTTATTTTCAATAATAAAATTTTTAATAATTACTTGCACTATTTACTATTTTTTAATGTTTTTGTTCTTTTCCTTTTCCTAGTAGTATTTGACATGTTTGTCTTGTTTGAAAGACTTGTTCCCGTTCCCACATTCGAAAAATGATAAGAATATACATTTTTGCGGATAGAACTATACTCGGACAATTCGGGTAATCTAGAATCCATATTGGAAATCATATTCAATTTCAATTTTGATGTCTTGTAAGCTTTTTCGAAATAAACGTTGAATTCCCTACATTTTGCAAGTATTTGAGGAATAGAAATGGGTTCTGCACTTGCAGTCATGAGGATCTGAATCATTTCTTTGAAAATTTGAATCATATGTAACTCTGCTTGATTCAAATAGTTGTAATTTTCAAACAATTCATCCATAATGGCAAGATAAATCATGACATATCCCCATACGTCTACATTTTTCAAAAAGACATTGGAAAAATAATCCATGACATTGAATTGGTTGTTTATGGTAAATGTTACCAATATTTTACTAATATATTGAATGATTTCATGTGGAATTTCTGTATTTTGCAAGAAAATCATTTTAATGAAATGCAAATTGGAATAATGATCCGTGGATCTATTGTCAAAGAGTCTTTTGAACATGAAATTGTATACTGACAAGTGCCCTTTTCCATTCATTTTATTGACAAATGTATCCAAGTAGTCTTTTACAAATATATTTGTTTGTTCCATGGTTGGATTGGGATAATCATGTAAAAATTTCTTGTACATTCTCTCAAATATAGGATTGAAAAGGACATTTGAAAAAGGAATATTGAATTGAAAAGGTCGTTTTTTCAACAACTCGGGAATGGTTTTTGAATTTTTTGTTGTTATTTGTACAGACAATCCCCAATCAATGAGTCTAGTATATAATTTTGCGTTTCGATTATCTATACCGATATCTTCTACAAGGATATTGGCATCTTTTATATCGCAATGATAGATTCCTTTTTGATTCATGGGCAAAATACCATGCACTAATAAATCCATCAATGAATAGTTTAATGGAATATATTTGTCGTAATTAATATGAGGTAAATAATTGCCGACA